CAATGTCCAAGAGAGATGCGGTGTAAATATAGACCCAATGAAAAACCCTTTACGTTGAAAAACGTAGTAAAAAGCATAAAGGATAGTTTCAAATGACTAAAAAACTACAAAAAGGCAGTAAATACGAACAATTTGATTTAGATGGAGATGGTGTTGTTACAGACAAAGAATTAGCACGATCTGAGCATATGATACGTCTTGAAAATTCCGATAAAATGCAAGATCAACAACGTATGCTTTGTTGGGTATCGTCTTTGTCTTCTATACTTCTTATTGTTTTAGCAATGTCCCCTGTTATTCCAGATGCACGGGTTGAGATGGTTACAGCTTTACTTTCGACCTATGTTGTGGCAAACTTAGGTATAGTATCTGTTTTTATGGGGACAACAGCATTTACTAGGTCAAAAGAAAATGGTAAGTGATGGTATGGGTATTAATAATTTTTTTATCAGGGACGGTGCAAGAAAGTGTCTACTTCAGTGATATGGATACGTGCCTTAGATATGCTTACAAAATCGGAGCACAGAACTGGTCTCAATCGCTCGCAGGAGATAAGATTTGGGTCAAAGCTTATTGCATCCCTCAAAAGATGGATGAAAAAGAAGGAAACTGAGGTTCCTAAATATTTAAAAGGAGAAAAATAATGGCTAAAAAAGGAAGACCTGCAAAAAAAGCAGAGATTAAAGAAAGTGCTACTGAAAATAGAATAATGGTTTTAATTAGAAACCTTATAGGAACCAAGAAAAGACAGACCTTCTGGGATTGGTTAACAGGTAAATAATGTACGAATACAAAGTAAAAGAGGTCGTTAAAGTAGTTGATGGCGATACTATTGATGTAGTTATTGATCTTGGATTTGATCTTAGTAAAAAAGAAAGAGTTCGATTAGCAGGGATTGATACTCCAGAAAGTCGTACTCGTGATTTGGATGAAAAAAAATTAGGTCTTGAGGCTAAAGAATACCTTTCAACAAATCTTTCTAATGCAGGTCATTTAATGATTTCCACTGAAAAAGATGGGAAATACGGGCGTATGCTTGGAACTATCCATATGAATGACGATATTGTGTCACTAAATCAGCAAATGATTGATAAAGGCTATGCCTGGGAATATGACGGGGGCACAAAAGAAAAAGACTTAAATGAGCTAAGAGCTAAAAGAGGGTTGATAGAAGAAGTATGAATAATATTGAAATCAATCAAACAGTTAGTGGACCAGAAGAACTACTTGAAGATGGAGAGATAGTTATTGAAGAAGGTGCATTTACTGGCTTTGAAGGAAAGACGGTTAATATTACTGACAGCTCTGGTGGGGGTAGTGATTTAGAAGCTGGGATAGAATTTATTTATCACATGCGTGAACACTTACTAGATATCGGTGTAGCAACCGTTTATGCGTTTTCTTGTTATGCTTTTTATTTGTGGATAACAAAAAAAATTAGAGGATAGAGTTATGAGGGGTAATTACATTTTTACATTAACATTAAAAACTTTGTTTTTTGGTCTTGTATTTATATGTGGTAGTGCTATATCAAATACCCCTCGCCAAATTGAGGAGATAATATGCTAGGATTAGGACAATTACTAGGGCCAATCAGTTCGCTTGCTGGAACTTGGTTGCAAGGTAGAGTTGATAAGGCAAAGGCAGAAACAGATGTCAAAGTAGCTAGAGCCAAAGCGGAAGCAAAGGTTTACGAGACTTCTGCAACATCAGATATGCTTAATGAGCAAGCTCTTACTAATCAAATGGCAGGATCATGGAAAGACGAATTTTGGACCCTAATTTTTGGAGCAATATTAGTAGCATCCTTCTTGCCGTGGTCGCAACCTTTTGTTAAGGAAGGGTTTATCTTTCTGGAAGAGTCAACGCCAGATTGGTTCTCCACCTGTTTATATATTTGTATTGGGAGCAGCTTTGGATATCGATTCGGTAAAACAGGGTTACAGTTAATGAATAAAAGGAATGGAAAATGATTTCTACTGAAATGGAAATAATGCTTATTACTTGGGGCTTAGGAATAATTTTATTAATAATTGGGGTTTAATATGAATATAAAGAAGTTACAGCAAGAAATAGCTGAAGATGAAGGAATTAAGCTGGAAGTCTATTTAGACCATTTAAATTTACCCACGTGCGGGGTAGGGCATTTGGTTTTAGAATCAGACCCAGAACATGGTTGTGAAGTAGGTACATCAATCAGTCAGGAAAGATGTGACGAATTATTTGAACAAGATATGAACTCTGTTATAAAAGACTGTAAGAAAGTTTATGATGATTGGGATTCCATGCCTGAGCCAGTTCAGCATATATGTGCAAATATGATGTTTAATCTCGGCTATCCTCGTTACAGCAGATTCAAAAAGAAGATACAGGCTGTTAAAGACGGGGATTGGTTTGAAGCCTCCGTTCAGATGCAGGATTCGAGATGGTACAAGCAGGTAACCAATCGTGCTAAACGCTTAATTGAGAGAATGAAAAAAGTGGAGTAGTTATGACTTTAAAAAGACTGGCCCTAAAATCTGGAATTAATCGTGAGAAAACCCGTTATGCTAGTGAAGGTAGATGGTACGATTGTAATAATGTAAGATTTCGTCAAGGAACCCCGGAAAAAATTGGGGGGTGGGCTCAAATATCTTCATCTACTTTTCTTGGGGTTTGCCGTTCTTTATTTAACTGGGTCACATTATCAAGTAAAAATTTTATAGGGTTGGGTACACATTTAAAGTTTTACGTAGAAAATGGTGGAGCATACAACGATATCACACCATTACGTGCTACTGTGTCTTTAACCAATCCATTTACTACAGATACAGATACAAATAGCAGTGGTTCCACAACTGTACTGGTAACAGATGCAAATGGAGGATTTGTAGACGAAGATTATGTAACTTTTAGTAGTGCTTCCGCTGTTAATGGAGTAACAGTAGACGGTGAATATCAAATAGATATAGTATCTTCTACTACCTATAATATAACTGTAACAGGAACCGCTTCAGGCGATGGTGCAGGTGGGGGTACGGTATCTGCTGCCTACCAGATAAATGTAGGGACTGCGTTTGCTATACCTTTAACAGGTTGGGGTGCATCTACTTGGGGTTCTGGAACATGGGGAGTTGGAGAAACTTCTGTAAATGATATCCGCACGTGGAATCAAGGTAACTTTGGTGAAGATTTAATATTTGGCCCGAGCGGGGGAAGTATTTACTGGTGGGATGCAGGAGCTACAGATTCGCTTGATACTAGGGCAGTATTGCTGTCAAGTTTAAGTGGGGCTGAAAATGTACCTACAGTTCAAAATATAATTCTTGTATCAGATATCAGTCGTTTTGTATTTGCTTTTGGCACTAACCCTCAAGGTTCTTCTACTTTAGACCCTATGTTAGTTCGCTGGTCGGAATTAGAAGATGCTACAAACTGGACTTCTTCATTGACAACTCAAGCTTCCAGTTTAACTTTATCTCGTGGTACTGAAATAGTTGCAGCTGTACAAGGCCGCCAAGAAATACTTGTATGGACAGACGCTGCTTTATATTCAATGCAGTATGTTAAATTACCTGATATATGGAATGCTAATATTGTTGGTGAAAATGTATCTATAGCTTCCCAGAAATGCGTAGCTTATGCTAATGGAATAGCTTACTGGATGGGTAAGGATAAATTTTACAAATATGATGGTCGTGCACAACCTTTACGTTGCGATGTACGTAAGTATATATTTAATGATTTTAATACATTACAGTACCCACAAGTATTTTCAGGTACAAATGAATCTTTTCACGAAGTATGGTGGTTTTATTGTTCCAGTGATTCCAATAACATAGATAAATATGTCATATACAACTATTTGGAAGACATATGGTATTATGGAAGTATGGCTCGTACAGCATGGCTTGACTCAGGTTTACGGGACTTCCCACTAGCAGCTACATATAGTTATAATCTTGTTAACCATGAAGAAGGTATTGATGATAAATTAACTTCTGTTTCTAGTCCATCTGCTATTTCTGCATATGTAGAATCAGCTGAATTTGATATTGCTGATGGGGATAGGTTTGCATTTATATATCGTTTAGTGCCTGATGTTAATTTCGATGGTTCTACTGCGGATAGTCCTGTAGTTTCGTTTACTTTAAATCCTTTAGGTAGCTCTGGATCGGGTTACCATGCAACAACTTCTGAAGGAGGGTCTAATACAGGTACTGTTACCCGTTCAGCAACTTCTCCAGTAGAAAAATATACAAGTCAGATATACACAAGGGTACGGGGAAGACAACTGTCTATGAAGGTACAATCTACGGGCGTTGGTACTACATGGCAGGTAGGTACACCTCGTATTGATTTACGACCAGATGGGAGAAGATAGATGGCTACTGATTCCACCAGATATGATGTACCGTTTCGTGCACCTGTTATGCCTTATTTTCCTGATGAATATGAGAGGCAAGCAATGGATCAATTTAGTAATATTTTGCGGCTCTATTTTAATCAGTTGGATAACGCAATACGTAAAGCTAACAGCACAGATAAAGCTGATGCACAATCATGGTTTATGGGCTAATGGCAAATACTTACACAAATGCTAAAAAAGACCTTACAACAACTAGTGTTACAACTTTATATACAGCTCCTTCGGTAACAACATCTATTGTTAAATCCATAATTGTCTCTGAAGATTCTGGTAATGCAGATACAATAACATTAACGATAACCGATGCAGAGTCATCTCCTGCTACGTTTAGTCTTTATAAAACTAAAGCTATATCAGCAAATGCTACTGCAGAATTGTTAACAGCCCCTCTTGTGCTAAAGACAGGTGAAATATTAAAGGTTACAGCAGCTACTGCTAACAGGTTACATGTTGTAGCAAGTATATTGGAGATAACTTAATGGAGATGATGGATAGTAAACAAGAGTTATTAAAAGGGCCTTCAATTATACCTATAGCTTTAAATAATTTAGGGGCAGACCATTATTATCCAAAAAGAGAGTATTCCTTCACACAAGCTATGATTGCTATGGCTAAAGAAACTACTTCAGATAAAGTAGATATTGTTCAAGCAGGTAATACAGTATTTCTTTCTTATAAAAGGCCTAAAAACAGTATGGTAGGACGCATTTTTAATGCAGATACACCTGAAAATTTTGTAACTAACTTGTTAGAATATATATCTTACTTACAAAAGAAAAAAATAACAAACTACAAGGCATACGTGGAAGAACCTCTTTTCCAAGCATTAAATAGCTTTAAGGCAGTATTTGAAAATATTGATACCGACATAAGAATTAACAGGTTTGAAAGTGGTGAATACTTAATAGACATAACAGTCGGAAAAGAAAAGGTGCGTTAAATGGGGTGGGGTTTAAGTGACGTTCTAGGTGCTTTTCATGGTGGGCTTCAAGGTGGGGGTGATGCTCTTGGGGAGATAGTTAACCCTATACTTGATCCAATACATTTTGCACTACATGATGATCCTGTAAAAGCCATAGCTCAAATAGCTGCAATAACTGTTAGTGGAGGGTATTATGCAGCGTATGCTTTACCCCTTATTGAAGGTGCAGATGTCGCCCAAAATGGTGGAGATATTGAAAAAGTATTAGAGGCTGCAGCAAAAGTATATGTTGCCCAACAAGTAGGTAGCATGGCAGGAGAATATGCAGGTACAGCAACACAGACAGCAACAAGTTCTGAAGTAGCTGGTAAAATAATAGGGTCAACTGTTGGTGCAACGGCATCAGGTATTGTGTTAGGACAAGACCCTATAGAAGCACTTAAAAAAGGTGGTGTATCTGCGGCTATTGGGGCAAGCATAGGGCAACTTGAGACAAATACAGGGTATGACAAACTACCGCCATCAGCTAAAGCAGTTATAAATGCAAGTATTACCGCTGCTATTACAGATGGGGAATTAACACCACAGGCTCTTACAGCCGCTTTAGTGCAGGCAACTGTAACTACAAATATAACTAATAAATATATAAAAGATAACCCAGATTTAAGCGATGCTCAACAAGCCATACTAACTGATAGTATAACAGCAGCAAGTAAAGCTGCTTTTAGTGAGGGTAATGTAACTCAAGCAGTAATGGATTCTATTACAAACCAAGGGTTTAAACAACTTACAGCTAGTTTAGATAATTTAGTAAAAACAGGAAATGTACAAGGAGTAAGAGATAGCTACGATGTATTGAAAACAACAGCATCTTCAATAACAGATGAGTCTGCATCTTTAAAACAAAACATAGATGAGCATAATAAATTAATTAGTGAGATAAATCCTCGTTTTACAGAGCGTGACAGGTTACATAGTATTATGGAAAGTGCTCGAGTTAACGATAGTAGAGACCCTACAGTAGATACAAGAACAACACTTAATAACGCTATAACAGCTTATAATGAGTATGCAACACAACTTAATGATGACTATTACAATAATTATCAAACTAAAATAGAAGATTATAAATTTAAAATAGATAAGTCACAGCTAGATATTACAGAATTTGAAAATACTTATGAAAAGCAATACAATAAGTTAGTAGCTAGTGCTGATAAGTTAGATGAAGATACTGCACCTATATACAGCACAGCAGAAAAAGTATTTACTCTGGGTATGGATGAAACCTTTAAACCTGATGAATATGCATCGTTAAACAATTTAAGTGAAGACCAAGACCCATACTATCATTGGCTAACAATAGGTAAAAATGACGGATTACATACTAACAATGCATCTTACAAAAATGAGTATGACCAGAAACAATTTAAAGTATTGCAAAACTCTCTTGCAGTTGCAGGTTTAAATGTAACTAACTTATCAGGAGAACAAATAAAAGAAGGTTTAACAGTAATAAAAAATCAATCAGATGGTAAGATTGAAAATTTAAACAACATAGATGTAACAGAACTAGGGACAAATTTTGGGTCAAACTATCTATCAATGAACCCTTTAAATCAAGTTGTTGGTACAGCAGATAAACTTACGTTAGAAGATATAAAAAACAAAACTAGTGGGTTTGTAAGTGAACTTATTGGCATTAATCCAGCTGGAGCTAGCGACCTTGACATAGCCAGCGGTGCTGCTGTTATAAGTGTAAATGATGATGGAGGATTAGAATTTAAAGTAAGTGATCCTTTTGCCCAATGGGATAATGCAAGTGGACAAAAAGTATCAAAAGAGTTTAGAGCACCTACGTCAACTGCAGATGGATATTATACAGTAAAAGATACAGAAGGTAACGTATTAGATAATATAGTTATAGATAGCTATACTAATTTTGTTAATAAGGGTGGGTATGATATAGGCGAAGGAAGCCCTACAAGTGCAGGAGCGTATGCAGTATATCAAGAATCTTTAGGGTTCGAGACTATGAAATTAACACAAGCTGATATTGGTTTTAAAGGAGTAATAGACCCTACGCAAACATACACAGAGTCTGAAGATGGAAGTTATTTTACGACTAAACCCCCTGAAAACTCTAATATAGCTGGAACAACATTAGCAGATACATTTAAAACAGACCCACAATCTGCTGTTAAAATAACATCAGGTTTATCTCAAGATGTAAAAGACACTATAAATGAACAGGTTGGTTTAAATGTGTATGATTTTACTGAAGCCCTAAAACAATATGCAAGTACTACCCAGCCAAATGTGTCTTTTGAGAACTCAGAGATACTCAACTCTATAGGCACAGAAATAACACAAGCTGATATTGATACATTAAATACGGCAGTATCTGGCATGGGAGGACAAGAAAGTGGTGGTGTAGAGGGTTCAGATGTGGTACAAGATACTACAGGGGTTGGTAATTATTTAGGTACTATAGGAGATTATCAAAGCCAGATATCGGAATTAGGAGGTACAATAACAGGATTAGAAGGTACTATAGGAGAACAAGAAGGTACAATAACAGGACAGCAAAGCAGTATTTCTGAGTATTTAGGTACAATAGGTGGTTTACAGGATACGTTAACTGGGTTACAAAATACAAAGACTGGTTTAGAAGGTGAGATAGAAGGACTAGAAGGAACTGTAGGTGAGCAGGCAGGTGAGATAGAAGGTTTAGAAGGTTATATTGGTGATACTCAACAGAGATTTAGGCAAGCAGGGACTATGGAACAGTTAGATATGTTATTACAACCTAATATAGTACAACCTAGAAAAGAACCAGTAGATTCCGAAGAGGAACTTGCAAAGGTAATACCATATTATGATTTTAGTAGCATATTTCGTGGTCCTGAACAGGAAAAAAGATATATAAGACCGTATGATGAAACAAATGCTGAATTATTAAATCTTATAAAAGGAGGAAGTTAATGGGCGTATTAGACGACATATGGGCGGCTACAAAAGGTTGGGGTAGTGATGCATGGGATTATATTAAAGATTTTGAATTTGAAGATGATTGGAGAAGTAAAGATTCAGAAAGCACTGGGCTTATAGAAGATGTATTAGGATTTTTTATGTCGGAAGACCCTAATAATCCTGGGCAAATGATATATGACCCTAAAAAAATATTAGCTGGAGGGGCAGGAGTAGCTCAATTATTAGATTACGGCCCTTTTAAAGATTTAAATGCTCCTAGCCAAGCACCATCAGGATATCAAGGAGGAATACCTAGTTTTGTTGCTTCCCGTCAAAGGGTTCCCGGAACTTATGATTCTACACGTAGACCCGGAAGTGGCGGACAGAGATATTTCACTGATACAGTTTATACTCCAAAAGGCCAAGATGCACCTACAGCTAGGCAAACTGAACAGGCAGCTGCACTACAAGCTGCTAATCTGGCTAATCTTGCAAGAGAAACTAAACCTGTATTACCTGAACCAACTACATCAACTACAGCAGATACACCACATTGGCTATCAAATTATGTACAAACAGGTACAGGTGTATCTTCTGCTCCGGCAATTCCAGATATTTCAATAGACAGAACTGTAGCCAGCGGTGCTGCTGTTCCTGAAACAGGTACTCCTGAATTACGTGGGGGAGGTAAAATTAGAAGTGGTATAGCTAGTATCTTACCCAAAGCAAGATATAGTATTGGAGGAGGTGTTTCTGGCATGCCTTCACGTTATTTAGGTACAGCACAAGATGGTATGGCAGATACAATACCCACTACAATAGATAATAAAGACCCTGCAGCTCTATCAGGTGGTGAGTTTGTAGTTGCTGCAGATGTAGTAAGTGGTCTTGGTAATGGTA